TGACTATTATCATGAAAATATAAATAAATTTTCAGAATTTTCTTCCAACTCTTTTCTAAAGGCTTTAGATATTCCACCTAAATTTTTTAAAGAACAACCAGAAGAAACACAAGAAGAACTTTTAGACAATAGAGATACTTTTGTTAAAGAGAACAAAAAATACTTTGACAAAGTTATTATCGTTCTAAAATCAAAAGAAGGACATATACTTAATGCTTGTAGAATGGGTAGAATACAAGCATATAATATGTTTGATAAACTTTCTTGTGTTTCAGAAGTTGAACACATAGAAGAAAGAACATTCTTTAGAGATGGTTATATAACGCTTTTAATTTCTGAAAATCTGAAAAAGAATGAAGAAAATAAAGTTCTTATAATAGACTTCCCTGTAATGCTTAATAAAAATATTATTATTCATAAAGCTCTCTATACATTCCCTAAAGAAGATTCACAAGTAAATATAAATCATATAAACTATATTGAAAGTAATGAAATATTATTAAGTGGTGATAACGCTTCTTATAATAATATAGTAGAAGCTATAAAAGACTTTAAAGGCTTTCTTTCAGAAGAAGTAGAACAAAAAGAAGCAAAATCTATTTTAAGAGAAAACGAAGTAATTTCTTTAGCCTTAGTAGAATTGAAGTATATTCCTAAAACATATAGAGAAAAAGTAGAAGAATACTTGAAAGATAATACTAAAGGAATACTAAATACGTATATGTTGGAAAGTCTTGTTTTGGACTTTGACCAAGATATAAAAGGTTATAAGAATATAAATAACCTTAGAACTATTAATGGTTTTAAAGTTTTAGAATATTTAGACGATAAAAAGACAGAAGAGTTACAAAATATAGCAAAAGAATTTGAAGAAAGATTAGAGGTATTAACATAAATGGCAGAACAGGAAATAAAATATAAAAGGTGTCCTAATTGTTCTTATGTGTATGAAGATACTTTAGAAAAGTGTCCTCAATGTAATGAACCAAATAGTATAAATGAAAGTGTAGATAACGAACCAGTATTTAACCTAATGGATTAAGTGAAAGTGACCAAAAAGAATAAAGAAGTCAAACCTAAAATAATAACAAAGGAGATGACTCTTAAACCAAAACAAAAAATAAAGCGTAAAAATAAAAAAACGCAACTTCAAACTCTTTATGAAGAAGGGAAGGTAACTTCGGAAGAATTCTATAAAGAGTTAATTATTTTTATTAAGTGGAGACTAATGACAGACTTAATAAAAAGAGGTTACTATATTGATGGTGTTAGACAATCTATATTTACAAGAGATGAATGTGATGCTTGTTATACTCATGTTCTTAGAAAAATTATTAATGAGTACTCTCCAGAAAAGGGAACACTTGCAACATATATTAGATGGCAAATAAGAGGTTGGAGTCAATTAGTAATACAAAAACAAGTAAAAGAACATAAATATACACCACAAGGGTTACTATCATTAGATGATACAAATAAAACAACTAAAGTTAAATTAGAAGAATATAGAAATAAATCTAAACTTCCAGAAGAAATGGAATCTTTGATGGATATGGAATATTTTGGGGATAGTTCTTTAAGTCATTTAGATAAAAGAGATATAGAAAAAATAAGAGAGGAAGTAGAATTACTTAATACCTGTGGGGATTGGTGTCAATGGTTGGGTTAAAAATAAAGGATATAAACAAAGATATACTAACTATTTTTGTTCTTTGTTATGAATATAACTTGAATTTTACACAAGTAATAAAATTATACGCTATATCAAGAAAATATTTTTGGACATTCCTTGATATAGTAGGAAATATGACAAAGTTAGGAAATAGAAAAGCATTAAGTATTAAAAAATCTGTTGATAAAATATTAGAAACTTTAAAAGGAAATAATAATATACTATTATCTCCCACTGAAGATAATTTATTAGAAGCCTTTTCCTCTTATGTAGAAGATAGTTTTACAGATGGTGAAACTTGCTTAGATTTAGAACAATTAAAAATATTTCCCGCAATAAGAGGATTTGGAGAAGAAGATATTACTATCTCAAGTTCTTATGAAGACATAAAGAAGAATATAGATAGAATTCAATACATAAAAATAGTAGATACTATTTATTATAAAACTTCTAAAATACTATTTTACATAGAAAAATATAGTGGCTCTATGAATATGAGTGATATTGAATCTATGACTACTATTGAATTATTAAATTTAATAAGAGATGGTAGAGAAAATTATGAAAAATATTTGAAAGAAAGGGAAGTTTCTCATGCAGAATAATCCTTATGAAAATTTAGTTATTAATTATACAAATGCTCTACAAATTAACTCAGAGGAAATTGCTCTTGCATTAGAGCAACTTACTAAGAAAAGACTTAATTCAAAAGATAAAAAGGCTCTAAAAGGAATAGATAAAAGTTTGAAAAAAATAAATAATAATCTTAAAAGGGGGTTGAACTAATGGTGGACTTTAACCCAGATTTCAATATAGAAGAACCTATACAGGCAAACAAGCCAGAAAAATCAACTCAAGTTGTTTATAATAATGAGAGTGAATTAATTTTAACAGGAACTTCTAATCAGAATATAGTTACTGTGAATAATTTACTTGGCTTAACAAAATCTCACATTGATGATGATAATGAATGTAGAGAAATAATAAATCAAGTAACAGATGAACTTGTAAATAGTATTCATTTAATGAGTGTTAAAGAGTTATTGGAATTTCTCAAAATAAAAATAAGAGAAAGAGAATTCCATGTTCAATGTATCTTTAAGGCTTATGACTTTATTAATAAGTCAGAATACGCAAGAGAAGCCTTTATAGGTAATAATAGAAAAGAAAGAATTATCGAAGCAACAGACAGAACTAAAATTACTAATTTACTTACAATATTAAACAGTTAAAAACATGACAGAAAACGATAACAGAGACCGTCTCTTAAGAAAATATTTAATAGAAGAAAAGAAAATGCCCTTAGAACAAGTAGAGCATTTTCTTACTGAATACAGTCAATTATCTGAAAAAGATAAATCAGAACTAATATTTGAAGCTGTAGGAAAAAGGGTATATAAAGAGATGCCACCTACAATAGAAGAGTTTATGGAAGATCCATATTATTTAGGTGATGTTATGACTTTATTTCCAATATGGAAAAAAGTATTGAAAGAAATATACCCTGCTCCATTTTGTAAAAAGTACGATAGAGTAATACTTTCTACTGCAACAAGATGTTTTGGAAAAGGTACTCCTATTTTAATGTATGATGGAACTGTGAAAAACGTAGAAGACATAGAAGTAGGAGACTTACTTATAGGACCAGATAGTAAACCTCGTACAGTTCTTTCTCTTGCAAGAGGAAGAGAAGAAATGTATAAAATTGTACCAAGAAGAGGTGGTAATTCTTTTGTTTGTAATGCTTCTCATAAATTAGCTTTAAAATATGTAAGATATAGAAAAAGTCATAAAAACTATGGTAAATACCTTGATATAGAAGTAAAAGACTTTTTAAATTTGCCAGAAAGTGAAAAGAAACATTTAAGAATTTATCATTCAGGTCCTATTGAATATTCAAAGAAGGAACTTCTTATAGATCCATATATAACGGGAGTTTGGTTAGGAAACAAAGGTAAAAAGCTTCCTATCAAATACTTAACTTCTACTATTGAAGATAGAAGACTTTTACTGGCAAGTATTATAAATAATAATAAAAATAAAAATATTAGATATAAAGACTTAGCAGAAGATTATGCTACTCTTGCACGTTCATTAGGTTTTAGAGCTACAGTAAAAGAAAGAAACAAGAAGTTAAGTTATAAAAATGAAATATATACTTCTTATGATGTAAATATTACAGGAGACTTTAATACACTTCCATTAAGAGTAGAAAGAAGAAAGTCAAATGGAAAAACACCAGTAAGAGATTATAGTATTTCTGAATTTACAATAGAACCATTAGGTGAAGATAACTACTATGGTTTTGAAGTAGATAAAGACCATAAATTCTTACTTTCAGATTATTTAGTACAGAATAATTCTGGTAAGACGTTTTGCACTATTTTCTCACTTCTTTACGAGATTTATTTATTAACTTGTATGATAGATCCTTGCAAATTATTTATGTCAAGTAATATAGTATTTGCAGTTCTTTCAAAAGATACAGGTACAGCAATTTCACAAGGTTGTTCTTACCTTTACAGAGGTTTAACACAATCTCCATGCTTTAAAGGTAGAATAAGAGAAAAACTTTCTTTCTCAAAGCTTGACAAAGATGGTGTTTCTTTAACTGATGATATTCTTTTAAAAGCAGGAGCTACATTAGGTACAGTAGTTGGTTCTAACTTGTTTGCAGGGTGCTTAGACGAAGCAAATATGCCTTCTGCAAGTGTAGCATTAGAAAGTCTTGTAGAATACAGATTAAAAATTTATAATGAAATGATAGACAGAAAGACTGCTACATTTAGTAAAGCTCCTAAAATGAGCGGTATTCTTTGGTTTACTTCTTCACCGACAGAAGAAGGTGATGTACTTGGGGAAATAATACAAGACGTAGAAAGAAATGCAATCCCGAATGTACTAATAAGAGATAACATTGCAAGGTGGGAAGCAAGAGAAGAAGATGTAGAAGAAACATTCCCTTTCTTTTTAGGTTCTGATACAAAAGATCCTTGTATTGTAGAAGATGGTATAGAATTAAAACCAGAAGAATGGGAAAGAGTAATAGAAGTTCCAAATACTATGGAATACTATAATGCTTTTAAAACAAATTCTTATGATGCAATACAGAATATTGCAGGTAGAAGAACTATGCCTGAATCAGCATTATTTAATAGTGTTGACGTATTTGAAAAAGTATTTTGTAAGGAAAATAATATATTTAAAAGAAATATTTTAAATATACCAGTCAATAGTGGATTAAATGTTGATGACTATTTATATGATCCGACTTATTTCTCTCATCCTAATAAACCAGAATGTTATAGATATATACATTTAGATATAGCATATAGTGGTGATAAATTTGGAATATCAAGTGTTTATTCTGACAGGGTTAAATATATAAGTGCTGAAGATGGTACTGAAATAATGAGAAGAAAATATTATATTGACTTTTGTTTAGGTATAGTATCACCGAATAAAGAAAAAGTAGATGTATTGAAAGTAATAGAATTCATATATGGGTTGAAAGAAAAGGGCTACCCGATAAAGATAGTAACAACTGATAATCAACAAGGGGAACTAGCGAGACAGGTTATAAAGAAAAAAGGAGTTAAGACAGATTACCTTTCAGTAGAAAAAAGTAAAGATCAATATCTTAATCTTAAAAATATAATTCTTACAGAATCTCTTGAAGGATATAGAAATCCAGAACTTACAAAAGAATTAAGAGGTTTAAGGGAAAATCAAAAGAAGATACAAAAAGGTAAAGGTTATACAGATGATATGTCTGATAGTCTTGCAGGTGCTTTATGGACTTGTTCACAAGATAGATTCTATAAGAAAACAAATGACGCAATAACAGAATTGATACAACAAACAGGAAACATGAATAATTTCCTAAATAATGGTAGTATGGGTTATGATAGTATTAGAAAAGGATTTTCAGGTTTGTCAAGTCATATAAATAAAATAAATCATTTTAACAGAAATCAATTTAACTTTTAATAATTATCAGTAGTAATATTCTTGACAAGATATAATTTTCATGATATAATTAATACTGAGAAAGTAGGTAGATTATGAATTGTCCTGTTTGTAACAAAGAGTTTAATAGTAATAAAGAATTATCAAAACATTTAGT